TCTAAATGGCAAGCGAACCCGGACAGAACGGCGGCGACAGTACCAGTACCATCGGCTACTCCGATGCGAGCGACACGACCGAGGCCGGCGACGCGGTCGGCATCACCGGCGGCGAGATCGAGCCCGGGACCGATACCGAGAATCTGCTCGGTGTGCGGGCTCGAGGCCGACCTACCGAGAACAGCGGCATCGCGCCGGTCCACGTCGGCGGCCCCACCGTGGCGGCCGTCGAAGGCTCGGTCTCCGAGGGCGACGATCTCGACCTCGGGGCGACCGGCGCCGACGGCGAGCTCGAGACCTCTTCGGGAGGCCCTGCCCACGCCCTCTCGGACGCTGGCGGCTCCTGGCGCGGCCAGGACGCACCGGCCGGCTACGCGTGGGTCCTGCTGTAAGACTAACTGACGACTCATCCTGATCACACATGGCTCAGAAAGCATCCGACATCATCAGCGACGACGACGTCCGGTCGATCGTCGAAAAGATCCGCAACAAGAAGTACCAGAGTCGCACCGCCTTCAAGGACTACGACGCCACCAACAACGACTCCAACTCGGTGGAGTTCCCGATCTCCGACGGCGACTTCGACGGTGACGTCGCCGAAGTCCCGCCGGGAAGCGAGTTCCCGCGGGCGACGAAGGACTACGACACGGTTCAGGTCGCCCACACGAAGTACGGACTCGAGATCGTCATCCCGGACGAGGACGTCGAGGACAACGTCATCGACATCACGATGGACCAGGAGGAGGATCTGGTCCGCGCCGAGGAGACCCGCGTCGACGGGATCGCGTACAACATCCTCTCGAACAACACCAACAGCGCCGGCCCGATCGACGCCGGCAACGAAACGGCAGGTGTCTTCGAGTACGAGGACATCACCCTCGCCCGCCAGCGGGCCTTCCAGGACGGGCTCGACATGGGCGAGCTGCGGCTGCTCACCGGCGGTCAGAACATGAACGCCCTGCTGAACATGGACAAGTTCACGCAGGCGTCCGAACTCGGCGACTCCGTCGTCGAGATGGGGATCCTGCCCGGCGGCAACCTCGTCGGCCAGCAGGCGTTCCTCGGCGTCGCCGGCGACGTCCCGGTCTTCCTCGACAACACCGGCAACTACTCTGAGGGCGAGGCCTACCTGGTCGACCCCACGAACTTCGGCTGGGAATCGACTCGACGCGCACTCGACGTCTCGAGCTACTACGACGAGTCGATCGAGTCCACCGTCTGGCAGATCGACGAGCGGGTCGGCTTCGCGGCTACCCAGCCGTCGGCGAACATCGCGATCGACACGTAACCACCCATGCCCTACCTCAAACACGAGTCCGGCGGGGCAGGCGAACTCCGAAACTCGCAGATCCTCGGGGATCGGTCTCCGCTCGAGTTCGACGAGGACGGCTACGTGTTCGTCGAGGATCCCGACGTCGCAAAGAAGCTGCTGGCGATGCACCGCCATATCGAGCGAGGCGGTCACAGGCCCGAGACATCGAGCGACGAGGCCGACCAGTTCGATGCTGCGGTGTTCGTCGACCGGACGCCGATGGACGACGTCATCGCAGACATCGAGTCTGGTGACTACGACGATCACCTGGAGGCGCTCGAAGACGAGGCCTCGCGCGACGGGGTCCTCGAGGCGATCGCCGAACGGAGAGAGTAATCCACGATGGCAACGAGCGCCGGCACCAGCGCGGACGACGTCCGCGTCGAGATCAACACGATCCTCGACGATTCGGACATCGAAGGCGAGCAATACAACCCCGACAGCACGGGCATCCTCGGTCGCGTCGAGCGCGATACCGACCGCGAGTACGATAATACCGACATCACGTTCGAGGATGACCAGCACCGGCAGGACTTCGAGGCGACGCTCGCAGCGCTGCGGATCGCGGAGGGTCTCGACCGGCGGGCCGAGTCGGTCACCTCCGGGCGCTCGAGCAGGACGTACGAAACCGCGGAGATCGACAACCTGCGGCAGCGTGTCCGGAACCTCGATCCGGGCGACGAGTTCGGCCAGCCGAGCTCGGTGATCTGGGACTCCGACCGCCACATCTCCTCGAGCGGGGGTAACTCATGAGCGAGTGGGGCGTGTCGGTGGCCGGTCTCGATGCTGTGACCGACATGTTCGACCAGATCACAGCCGACTTCGACGGCGATACGACCTACATCGCCGGTCCGACCGTCGAGTACGCGATCTACAACGAACTGGGTACCTCGAAGATGGAGGCCCGCCCGTTCGCTCGTCCAGCTGCGGAGCGCGTCCAAGCAAATACGGCGGCCGAGGTTCGGCGGATCTCGTCATCTCAAGGCATCCCGCTGAGTACCGAGGAGAACATCATCCGCTGTGCCGCACTGGCCGTTCAGGACCGGATGAAACGGATCGCTGATCAAAAGGACGTCCGCGACACCGGCAACCTAATCGCGTCGATCCGAATCGAGAAGGTGAGCTGATATGCACGGCCCGATCGCCCGGTTGATTCAGTCCCAAGGCCGCGAGTATCAGCTCCAGAACGCCAGCGGTGGCGGCGGACGAGATACCCCGAGCTACTCGGACGCCGGCGCGATCGTCGGCGTCCTCGAGCGTCGAGGGCGGCCACAGACCGCGACCGACTCGTCTGGCACGGAGGTCGAGACGGACCTCGAGATCCGCGCTGTTCCTGACGATGGGACTCAGCTGCGGCCAGCAGGTAGCAACGATGGCTACCCGACGCTGCTCGAGCATCCGACCGGCGCGGAGTACCGTCTACTCGACGTGCACGAAGAGGACGGCGGCGTGACGGTGCTGACCGTCGTGGAGGACTGACCGATGGCACGAGACATCAAGTCCGACCTCGTCGCGTTCCTTCGGACGCACTTCGACGAGAGCGAGATCCCGGTCACCTTCGAGGCCGGCGACCCGGCGGATCCGACGACCGTCGAGGGCGTCCGGTTCGCGGACTACGACGGCGCGAACGACTACCCGCAAGTGGCGATCGTCTCTGAGGACCCCGTCGTCCCCGGTGGCGGCCAGACGCAGATGACCGGCATCGACGCCGGCGGGGGCGGCGGCATCCAGGACACCGTCACCAGCGTCCAGATCGATTGCTGGGGCGGCCCGCACGACGCCGACATCTACCAGTCGGAAGGGGCGCATCCGGACGTCGTCGCGAACGCCCTCGCTCGAGAGACCCACCGCGTCCTCTTCGGGGCCGACGAGTCGGACGAGGGCCCGCCGGTCCCGGACGGCTACGAGTGGGTCAACGCCGAGCCACCGGTCGAGAACAACGACACGGAGCGCTCGCCGACGCACTACCGGCGATACGTGATCGCCCGGACGAAGCACACGGAGACACCTTGATGCACATCACGAACGAGAACACTGCGACGCGGCGTCTTTTCAACGCCGACCTGACGGACGAGGACGGCGAGCCGCTGATGGACGAGCCTGTCGAGTTCGCGTCGACTGGGACCGCACAGGTCACCGAAGAGGTCGGCGAGGCGCTCGTTGCCAACTACGACGACATCCGGCGCAAGGAGTAACCAAACATGAGTACTGCAACTGCACACGACACGCCAGAGAGCGGGACGCTTCCAGGTAGGTATGAGTGGGTTCCTGAACCCGCTCCGATGGAAGTCCCAACCGACATCGAGTGGAACCGTTTTTCAAACGTCATCCGATCGTTCAGCGCTGAATCGGGTGTCTCGTACGCCCGCCAGGACGCGATCGGGACCGCCGACGCCGTCGATCACAACCGCGGCACGGAGGAGCCGAGCGCCGACATTGGCTACGACCTCCAGCGCTTCCCGGTCGACACGAACGGAGACCCGGTCGATCCCTCGGCGTACGGGATCCTCCGGGACGAGTTTAACCAGCTGCTCGGATCGCTGCTGATGGTCGAGCGCACCGAGATCCCCGGCGGCAACGACGACGCAGGGATCCGCGTGTTCTCGGTCGTCCGTGGCGCCGAGGTCGAGAGCGTCGAACCGACGCTCGACCCATCGAGCGAGCAGCCGATCCTGATGGAACTCGGCTTCCAGCCCCGGAAGGTACGCTCGTACGCTATCCACCAGCCCAGTGCTGGGACGACGCTCGAGATCGTCTCCGACGACGCCGACGACACGATGGAGGTGACGATCGAGAACGAGGACGCCGGCACGACCGAGACGATCGCTCTCGATGGGACGACCGCCGTCACGACGACTGAGTCGTTCAGCGATATCGATGCGATCTGGCTCTCCGATGAGCCAACCGGCGACATCACGGTCACCGACGGCAACGGAACAGTCGTCTGCGAGCTCGCCGGCGGGCTGACCTACAGCGACGACGATCAGCCCGTCGACGGCGACCGTGGCGTTCCGGCACTCGGCGCTGGTTCCCACGCCGATCCGATCGGGACGTCCTTCGAACACTTCGTCGGTGATCGTGTGGAGCGGCCCGTTGGCTCCCCGGTCCGTCCCCGCCTCAACTCGGGCTCGTGGACTGTCGAAAACGACATCTCGACAGCGTCGCTTCATTCGACTCGAGCGCCCACCGTGGACGAATCGAACCGGACGGTCACCGTCGACGCCGACGTCGCCGGCCCGACTGTCTCGCATGACTCCATGATGGAGTCACTGCAGAAGGCCCAACACGACATCGAGCACGAACTCAGCGGCGGCATCGTGCGCTTCAAGAATACGGTCGTTCAGTCGCCCGGCTCGCGAGAGCGTGAGGCATCCGGGCAGGCGACCGCCGCCATCTCGGAGACGTTCGAAGCATCAGGCGAGCCCGCAATCGAACTGGAGGCCAACTAACGAATGACCGAACGAGAAACACGATTCGCAGACGGAGAGGATGAGGATCTCGAGATCGCGGCGCCGGAAGACTTCGGCGTTCGTCGTGACGACAACGGTGAGCTCGTCCCGCAGAAGCAACGGATCCCAGGAACCGACCTCGCAGTCAAGGTCAAACCCCTGGTTGGTGGCGCTGCCGAGCGCTACGACGATGTCCTCAACAGCGACCGTGCCGATGACGAGCGCGTCGAAGAGTTCTTCGAGGAGTTCATCGCCGAAGGCGTCGGCTCCTCGGGCGACCTCGAGAACGTCCCGGACTATCTCGTCTCGGCGTTGATCCAGGCGGTGAAGAATTCGTCGGGGTTTACAGCTCACTCGGCGGTGGAGCAGCAGCAGATGAGAGAGAACGCGGCGGCTCTCGAGGCAGTCGGCGGGGCGGGCGACCAGCTGATGGAGAAGGCGCTCGAGGCCGCGGGCGAAGACGAGGACAGTCCCTGAGCGAACAGGCTGCGGTTGAGGTCGCACTCCACGAGAAAGGCGGCTACGACTACCTCTCGATCCCACAGTTGCATGCTGGCGAGATCCGCCGCTTCGCTGAGGGCGTCAACTACCGTAACGAACAACGCCAGCAGAAACGCGGGCAGACGTCGTCGAACGTCGCCTCGCAAAAGCAGGAGCTGGAGGCTGGCCAGCAGGCAGAGCGGAACCGACTTCTCGACGAGATAAACGACGACTTCAGCGGCGAGTAGCCGCCCCACACCACGTTCTATGGCAATCACAGGAGCATCCGAGGAGGTCCAGGTAGCGATCGGTGGCGACGCCTCGAGTCTACGAGAGGCGACCGACACCGCAACCGACGCACTCGGCAACGTCCGGCAAGTGGCCGGGCTTGCAGGGGCGGCGCTGGGGACACTCGCTGTCGGTGGGCTGGCAAAGGCAACGTCGGCCGCTGCTTCGTTCGAGGAGGAGATGGTCGAGGTCGAGAAGGTAACCGACCCTGAGACCGCCCGCGAGATGGGCGATGCGATCCAGGAGATGGCCTCTCGAATGCCCGTCGCCCAGAAGGAACTCGCGAACATCACCGCCCAGGCCGGTCGGTTCGGGATCGAGGGTTCGGAGAACATCGAGAACTTCACCGAGACGGTCGCGAAGATGTCCGTCGCGACGGATCTCACGACCGAGAAGGCTGGCGAGTCCTTCGCTCGGCTCTCGACGCTGATGGACATCCCGATCGAACGCGTCGGCGACATGGGCAACGTCATCAACGAGCTCTCGAACACGATGGCGACGTCCTCGAGCGAGATCACCGACGCAGCGCTGCGCTCGAGCGGGACGCTCTCGCAGATGGGCGCCGACGGCGAGGACATCCTCTCGCTCAACGCCGCGATGAACGAGGCCTCCGAAAGCGCGGAACGCGCCGGCACACGGCTACGGCGGATGGCCCAGGAGGTTCAGGACCCGAAGAAAGTCGAAGATCTCGCGGGCGCCCTCGGGATGAACGTCGAGGAGTTCGAACGGATGCGATCTGAGGACCCCACGGCGCTGTTCCGGGAGATGGCCACGACGATGGGCGAAGGCGGCGACGCTTCCGATGATCTCCGCTCGTCGCTGTCGACGACCTCCCAGCAGGCGCTGACGGCCCTCTCGATGAACATGGAGGGGCTCTCCGAGGCCCAGGAGACGGCCAACCAGCAAATGAAGGACGGTACGTCCCTCCAGGAGGAGTACGAGGCAGCCTCGAGCACGTTCAACTCGCAGCTGCAGGTCACGAAGAACCGACTTCGGAACGTTGCTATCCAGATCGGGGAGAACGTTCTCCCCGTCGCCTCGGAGTTCCTCGGGCATGTGAACAGTGCCATCTCGGCGTTCAGCGAGTGGAACAACAAATCGGACGGAATGGTCGGGACAATTGGCCTCGTGGCAACTGCGCTCGGCGGCTTCGCAGTTGCAGCCGCCTCGATCCTCGGCGCTGTCGGTGGAGCTCTGACGGTACTGACTGGCCCGATCGGGATCGCCATCGCCGCGATCGCGCTGCTCGCCGGCGCGTGGAAGGTGAACCTCTTCGGCATCCAGGACCACACGCGGCGCGCGCTGTCGACAGTCGAGTCGGTGATTCGGGCGGCGCTGAAGCGCGTCCGGAAGTTCTGGAAGCGGAACGGCGACCAGATCGTGTCGACGGTGCGGAGCGCGTTCAACACCGTCCGGAAGACGGTGAAGTCGGTGCTGACGTTCGTCTGGAAGAACCTGATCAGCCCGATCCTCTCCCGCATCCAGCGGGCGTGGCAGAAGAACGGGCAGGACATCATGCGGTCGGCGTCGCGGGCGTTCACGAACATCCGGAAGATCATCACGTCCGCGATGAAGTTCGTCTGGGGGAACGTCATCAGCCCGATCCTCTCCCGCATCCAGCGGGCGTGGCAGAAGAACGGGCAGGACATCATGCGGTCGGCGGCGCGGGCGTTCACGAACATCCGGAAGATCATCACGTCCGCGATGAAGTTCGTCTGGGGGAACGTCATCAGCCCGACCCTCTCCCTCATCCAGCGGGCGTGGAACACGTTCGGCGACGAGATCCTCGCCGTCGTGAAGAGCGTCTTCGGCCTCATGATCACCGTCGTCGACACCGCGGTCACGAACCTGCTCGAGATCATCGACCTGTTCCTCGACATCCTCGCCGGCGACTGGCAGGGCGCCTGGAACTCCATCGAGGCGATCGTCGAGAACACGTTCACGGGGATGATCAAGTTCCTGAAGGGCTCCGTCTCGCTCGTCGGGAACGCCATCGACCTGATTATCCAGGCGATCAAGTTCCCCTTCGAGCAGCTGTACAACTGGCTGTTCGGGAACTCCCTGATCAAGGACCTCATCCTCGACCCGGTCGCGTGGCTGAAGAGCACCGGCCTCGAGGCGATCAAGTCCGCGATATCGATCCTAATTGGCGGTGTCAAGACAGCGCTTGATTACCTGGTTGGCACTGGAGAGGGGACACTCATCGGGGACGTCAAGGGCATCTTCGGATCGATCGCGAGTTGGCTCGAGGGCACTGGAAAATCGCTCTTCAGTGATGCCTTCAGCGCTGTCGCCGATGCGATCACGAAGGCTCTGGAAGTGAATATCGACTGGCCAGAACCGCCGACAATCGTCAAGAAAGCAGCTAACGGAACGTTAGGAGACGACATCGATTGGCCCAGCCGACCTGGAGGGGGCGGCGGTGGCGGCGATGAGGATGGTGGCGGCGATGAGGATGGTGGCGGCGATGGGGGTGGTGGCGGTCCGATCCTTGGAGGAGGTCCGATCCTTGGAGGAGGTTCGATCCTTGGAGGAGGTTCGATCTTTGGAGGAGGTCCGCTTCTCGACACTGGCGGCTACGTCGAATCGACCGGGCGTGCCATTATCCACGAAGGCGAGGAGGTCGTCCCCGCTGCGGAAGTCACCCGCGAACGCGACGGCGGCGGTGGCGGGACGACCGTGGTGATCGAACGCATCGAGGCCAGTGGCCGCGAGGAGGGCCGCGCTGCTGGTCGCGCGCTCCGGAACGAACTCGACGCCCTCGACGTCTAACATGTCTCGACGAATCGCCAACGCGGAGCTCCGCATGTACAAGCCGAACGTCGCCGACCCGTACGCGGTCGTCCCCGGCAGCGACCTCTCGGGTGTCGAGATCAGCGAGCGCGGCCAGGGCGAGATCGACCAGGGCTCGTTCCAGATCCCGAACCACACCGGCGTCTACGACGGCGTCGACATCACGTCCGGCGACCGCCTCGAACTCCACCTGCAGCTCGCCGGCGAGGACGCCCTCTCGCCGTTCTGGACGGCGGTCGCGAAGCCGCCGTCGTTCGCCCTCGAGGGCGGCAGCCGCCGCAGCATCGAGATCGGGGCGCGCGACTTCGTGACGGCGGTGCTCTCCTGGCGGCAGGCGTTCAAGGACTTCGAGAACCAGCAGATCGCCGGCACCACCGACAGCATCGTGAACACGCTGCTGCGCGAGCAGGCGCCGGAACTCGACCGCTCCCAGATCGGCGTCGTCGAGCGGGAGACGGACACGTTCGTCAACGGCCGCGACCTGCGGACGGTCATCGTCGAGGACCTGGCGCCGGTCGCCGACGCGATCATCGCCCAGGACGGCACCGCGCTCGTCTTCGAGCAGCTCCATGACGTCGACGTCAAGCACTCGCTGACGCCCGAGGACTTCCGCGGGAGCATCGACGTCTCGGGGAGCGACGACGAGCTCTCGACGCTCGTCCGCGTCGACGGCGGCACCGCGCACGACGCCGACGACGAGCAGCTCACCCAGACCACGACGACGCGCGTCACCCAGACCGACCGGGTGATGACGCAGGTCCAGACCCGGAAGTCCGAGATCGACCGCGTCCAGGTGTGGACGCAGCCCGACGACTCGAGCCCGGACAAGCTCGCGGTGCGGCTGCAGTCCGACCGCGACGGCGCGCCCGTGAACGTCGCGTCGACGGAGTCCGACATCGCGTCGAAGCGGCTGAGTCCGGAGTTCCTCGAGCACGGCGGGCTGACCACGTTCCGCCTCCAGGACCACACGCTCGCGCCGGGCGACGACCCGTGGGTGATCGTCGAGGCGACCGGCGACACCGGCCACCTCGTCGGCACCGACAGCAACAGGAACCTCACGTTCCAGGCCGAGTTCCCGTTCCCGCTGCTCACTCGGGCCCGCGACGAGGGCGCTGCCCAGGAGCACCGGCGCCGCGACCACCGCATCCGGGACGACACCCTCGGGACGTTCGCCGCCGTCCGTGACTCCGCACGCTCGTTCCTCGAGCACCACAACCGGCCGTCGCGGAGCGTGGGCGGCGAGGCCGAGTCGCTGCGGGCGCATCGCCTCCAGCCGGGCGACGTCGTCGACACGTCCGCCGGCGACTGGCAGGGCGCGCCCGTCACCGGGTCGTTCCTGATCACCGAGCGCTCCACGACGATCGACGCGGAGGCGACGATGCTGACGACCGACCTCTCCCTCCAGGAGGCGCGATCAGTGTGAGCGACGACCCACTCCGGGAGGCGGTGAAGCGCCTCCGCGGCCTCCGCAGCGACGTCGAGCGGCTGAAGTCGGGGAGTCGGGCGGGCGGCGTGCTGCGGATGCTCCGCCGCGTCACCGAGCCGACGGTCGCTGCTGACACGGTCGAGACCGGCCCCGACGCGGAGGTCGTCGACGAGACCGAGGCGACGGACACCGTCGCGACGGGGCCGTCGGCGGTCGTCAGCGATGACACCAGCGCCAGCGACGCGACCGGCACGACCACGGGCGCGGTCGAGCAAGCGACCTGGGACGACGGCAGCGCGTGGGGCGAAGACTACTGGGACTGAAACCGTCCCGACCATCCTCGATTATGCACGACACCAGACAGCTTTCACCAGAGATCAGTGGCATCGACAACGTCCGGATCAGTCTCCACGACGTCGGAGACCTCCGGGAGCGCTTCCCCAGCTGGGACTCGCTCTCGAAACAGGAGAAGCTCGAGCGCGCCCGCAGCGTCGAACCCGAGCGCGTCGTCGAGAGCTCGAACGTCACGACGACCGGCCTCCACGAACTCATCGTCGACCTGCTCCACACCGAGCAGGCCGTCGACGAGGCCGCCAGTCACATCGCGGTCGGCACCGGCGACACGGCGCCCTCCTCGGGGAACACCCAGCTGAAAAACGAGGTGTACCGCGTCGCGGTGACCGACTCGACCGACCGCGGGAACGAGCTGTTCACGTCGACGTTCCTGGACTCGACGGAGGCGAACGGCTACAACCTCCTCGAGGCGGGCCTGGTCACCTCGGACGCTGGCGGGAGCGACATCCTGCTGAACCACGCCCTGATCTCGGACATCGAGAAGGACAACGAGTCGACGGCGACCATCGACGCGTCGCTGTCGTTCAGCAACCCGTGAGGACTGAGTGATGGACCGAGCACAACCCGGCGCGAAGGGCAGCCTCACGCACAACCTCGAGGCCGGCGCCGCCTGGGGCCAGTTCTCCGACGGCTGGATCGTCCCGTCGACGCAGCCCTCGCGGCCCGCCCGCGGCGAGACCAGCATCGACGAGGCGGCGCTGAACGCGTTCGCGGAGACGTCCGCCGCGGACTCCCTGACGGTCACCATCGACCCCGGCGAGGCGTTCGTCGACGGCTGGCTCGCCAGGGACACCAGCACCGACGTCGACCTCGCAGCGTCGACGAACGGCCAGACGGTGTTCGCTGGCTGGGATGTCTCCGCGGTCTACAGCGAGAACGAGCACGCGAACCGGGACGCGGCGGACACGGTGATCGTCGGCCTCGAGGCAGCGTTCCAGGACCTCGACCCGAAGGTCCCGCTCTGGACGTTCGACACCGACGGCGCCGGCGTCACCAGCGTCGTCGACGAGCGGGATCTCGGGTCGACCGCGACGCCCGAGCAGCTGCGCGCCCAGGACGTCCTCCGGGTGCCGGTGTACGCGTCGACGGCGGACATCCCACGGGACCTGCCCGCGGGGACGATCGTGTTCGCGCAGCACGAGCGCTCGTTCTTCGGCGAAGACGGCACGAACTAACACGAATCTGATATGGTACTCTCACCACTCGGCGGTTCAGGAAAGACGTATCGGCTCGCGAACAACCTCACCATCGACTACCAGGACTTCGACGAACTCGAGACCCTCTGGACGAACCAGGTCGTCTCCGACAAGGAGGTGATGCAGATCATCGCCGCCTCGGCGGAGACGATGGAACTCCACGCCCAGACGCCCTTCGTGATGGACGCGGTGAGCACGTCCTTGACGGCGATGGACGCGGTGAGCACGTCCTCGACGGCGATGGACGCGGTGAGCGTGTCCGACACAGCGTTGGATGCCATCTGGCAGAGCCAGACGGCGTGGGATATCGTGAAGGCAAAATCGATGGCCGTCGGCAAGTTCGCGGCGGGTCGAGCCGGCCTCAACGGTGCCGACTACGCCGACGTCGACGCGGTGAGCGCTTCCCAGACGGCGATGGACGCGGTGAGCGCTTCCCAGACGGCGATGGACGCGGTGAGCACGTCCTCGACGGCGATGGACGCGGTGAGCACGTCCTCGACGGCGATGGACGCGGTGAGCGCTTCCCAGACGGCGATGGACGCGGTGAGCGCTTCCCAGACGGCGATGGACGCGGTGAGCGCTTCCCAGACGGCGAGGGACGCCATCGGCACCGACGGCGCCGACTTCGACGCCATCGCGGCGGTGCCGATGGCAATCGGGAAGTTCGCCGCCGGGATTGCCGGCCTCAACCCGACGACCTACGCCGACATCGGCGACGTCGCCTCCGACGCCAACGCGATGGACGCGGTGAGCGCTTCCCAGACGGCGATGGACGCGGTGAGCGCTTCCCAGACGGCGATGGACGCGGTGAGCGCTTCCCAGACGGCGATGGACGCGGTGAGCACGTCCTCGACGGCGATGGACGCGGTGAGCACGTCCTCGACGGCGATGGACGCGG